GAATCTCTTAAAGGAAGATCTTTCGGACACAAATATGAAGGTGGGGAAAAACATCCAAATAGTAAAAAGATAAGTATTAATGGTAAACAGTATATTTCTCAGCAGGAAGCAGCAGATGATCTAGGTATTACAATACAAGCAGTTTCTTACAGAATGAAGAATTGGGGTCCAGAAAGGGGGTATTCCTATGTCTGAGGTCTATTTGGGGAACCCAAACCTTAAGAAGGCAAATACAGTAATTGAGTTTAGTGAAGATCAGATTCTTGAGTTTGTTAAGTGTAAAAATGATCCTGTCTATTTTGCTAAAAACTATGTAAGGATCGTAACTCTTGACCATGGATTACAACCATTCAAGATGTATCCTTTTCAGGAGAAGTTGATTCGTAACTTCCATGATCACAGATTTAATATCTGCAAAATGCCACGACAGACTGGTAAATCTACAACATGTGTTTCATATTTGTTACATTATGCAGTGTTCAATGATAACATTAATATAGCTATTCTAGCGAATAAAGCATCTACAGCAAGAGACCTGTTAAGTAGGTTACAACTTGCTTACGAAAACCTGCCAAAATGGATGCAGCAGGGTATCCTGTCATGGAACAAAGGATCTTTGGAGTTAGAAAATGGCAGTAAGATATTGGCAGCTTCTACATCTGCGTCTGCTGTCCGAGGCGGTTCGTATAATGTCATCTTCCTCGACGAGTTCGCCTTCATTCCAAACCATATTGCAGACCAATTCTTTGCATCTGTTTATCCTACTATTTCTTCTGGTAAAAGCACAAAAGTCATCATAGTTTCTACGCCACACGGTATGAATCATTTCTACCGTATGTGGCATGATGCAGAAAACGGATCAAATGAATATGTCCCAACAGATGTTCATTGGTCAGAAGTTCCTGGCAGAGACTCTGAATGGAAAAGACAAACGATTGCTAACACCTCAGAGCAACAGTTCAAAGTTGAGTTTGAATGTGAGTTCTTAGGATCTGTTGATACATTGGTTGCACCAAGTAAACTTCGCTCTCTTGTATATGAAAATCCAAAAACAAGAAATGCAGGTCTCGATGTATACGAAGATCCTATTGATGACCATGATTATCTTATTACTGTTGACGTTGCCCGTGGAGTTGGCATCGACTATTCTGCTTTTACTGTTATAGACATAACCACATTTCCACATAGACTAGTTGCAAAGTATAGAAATAATGAGATAAAACCTATGTTGTTTCCAAATGTGATTTGGGAAGTAGCAAAATCATACAACCAAGCATTTATTTTATGTGAAGTAAATGATGTTGGAGATCAGGTTGCATCGATTCTTCAATACGATCTCGAATATAATAACTTATTGATGTGCTCTATGCGTGGTAGAGCAGGACAGATTGTTGGACAAGGATTTTCTGGAAAGAAAACTCAACTTGGTGTTAAGATGAGTAAAACCGTTAAAAAGGTTGGATCACTTAACCTCAAAACAATGATTGAGGAAGATAAGTTATTAGTAAATGACTATGAAATCATATCTGAGTTGACAACTTTTGTTCAAAAGAATAACTCATTTGAAGCAGAAGATGGATGTAATGATGACTTGGCAATGTGTCTTGTAATCTATGCCTGGTTAGTTGCACAAGATTACTTTAAAGAACTTACGGATCAAGATGTTCGTAAAAGACTATATGAGGAGCAAAAGAATCAGATTGAGCAAGACATGGCACCATTTGGATTCATTTGTGATGGACTAGATAATGAAAGTTTCATTGACACAGAAGGTACTAGATGGTTTTCTGATGAATATGGTGATCGTTCGTACATGTGGGATTATCTCTAATGGATCTAGACAAGCAACTAAACTTAGGACATCTTCTTCTTAACGAAAGAAAATGTAGAGTCTGTGGAGAAGTAAAAGATCTTGTTGATGGATTTTACAGAACTCGTAAGGACAAAGGACCAGTTGCTTCATCATATTCCTATGAGTGTAAAGACTGTACTAAGAGTAGAGTTTTCAAATCAAGAAGAAATAGATCTAGTGTGTGTAAGTGGGAATATCCTGATTGGTAGTTCACGTCTTGGTTCCTACCCATGAAACTTGAGTTTTTAATAAATATTTCTAGTTAAACTGAATTCTCAGGAGACAAACATGGCAACTCCTCAATTATCTCCAGGCGTACTCGTCAGAGAGGTTGATTTAACAGTAGGAAGAGCTGATAATGTTTTAGATAATATTGGTGCGATTGCTGGTCCATTCTCTCAGGGTCCTGTTGAGGAAATCGTAGATATCACCACTGAGCAGGAACTGATTAATGTTTTTGGCAAACCTCTTTCCACTGATAACCAATTTGAGTATTGGATGACGGCATCTTCCTTCCTTTCTTATGGAGGAGTTCTTAAGGTCATCAGAAGCAGTGATGCGAATCTCAACAACGCTAACGCAGGTGTAGGTGTAGCAAGTGACACCACACTTATAATCAAAAATAAGGATGATTACGAAATCAATCATTCTGAAGATGCAGTCCAGTTCTTCTATGCAGCAAGAAATCCTGGTAGCTGGGCAGAATCTCTGAAAGTATGTCAGATTGACGATTTCGCAGATCAAAGACTTTATTTCAACAGCACAAACCTTGCTGGTCTTGGTTTGACCGTTGGTTTTGCTATCACTGCTGCTATTCCTGCTGGAACTGCATTAATCGGTGTAGGTACTACATCTGCAACCAATGCTGTCCTAAAGGGTATCATCACTGGTGTTAGCACAAACTCTACCGATGCATCAAAGTCATACGTTGATGTAAGAGTTGTTGCAAGATCACTCGTAGTTGGTGGTGGAAGCACCTCAACCAACATTGATTATGCAGAGAACGATCCTACAGCATCATTCACTCTAACAGGTGCAGGAAGCAGCATAGTTATTAGCACAGTTAGCACCGCTGGTGTTGCACTTACTACTAATACTTGCTTCCAACTTGAGGATTGGTATGATCAGCAGATTCTTGATCTCACCAATACAACCCTCTTCTGGAAGGCACTTGCACCAAAACCAACCAGCAATCAGTATGTAACTGATCGTGGTGGTAAAAACGATGGTATGCACATTGCAGTTGTTGATGATCTTGGCACAATCACTGGTTCTTCAGGTAATCTGCTAGAAGTACACTTGAATCTCTCCAAAGCATATGATGCTGTAAGAGATCAAAGATCAGTCTTCTATAAGGACTACATCCGCGATAACTCCAACTATATTTGGGTTGGACGCAACCAGTCAAGCGCATATGTTGCAAATGTAGGTGACGTTGTTCCTACGATTTATCCAACATCATCTGGATTCACCACTGCTGGTACAAACACTGGAGTATCTCTCGGAGATGGTCTTTGGGGTCTGCCTGCACAGAATGTCACATATTCTGTAGTTGGTAACAAAGCATTCAGAATGATCGGTGGTAAGGATTATCAAGATTCTGGTAACAACAACGGTTTTGAAGCAAAACTGGGCGATCTAGTTAACGCATACGAACTCTTCAACGATGTTGAAGGTGTTGAGGTAGATTACTTGCTCATGGGTCCTGGACTTTCTAAGAAGTCTGAGTCTCAAGCAAAGGCAAACTATCTGATTTCGATTGCTGGACAAAGAAAGGATTGTATGGCAGTTCTTTCCCCACACAGATCAGATGTTGTTAATGTATCGAACTCAAACGATCAAACAGACAACATTCTTGCATTCTACGGTCCTCTAGCGTCCTCATCTTACGCAGTATTTGATACTGGTTATAAGTACACTTATGATCGTTTCAATAATGAGTTCCGTTATGTTCCAACTAACGGTGACGTTGCAGGATTGATGGTTAGAACATCTATCTTTGCATATCCTTGGTTCTCACCTGCTGGTCAGCAACGTGGTATCTTGAACAATGCAATCAAACTTGCATATAACCCAACCAAGGCACAAAGAGATCGTCTCTATCCTAAGAGAATCAACCCAATCTCCAATCAACCTGGAATCGGTATTCTTCTCTTCGGTGATAAGACTGCTCTTGGTTATGCATCTGCATTCGACAGAATCAACGTTCGTCGCCTGTTCCTCACGATTGAACAAGCACTCCAAAGAGCTGCTCAAGCACAACTCTTTGAACTGAACGATGATATCACAAGATCTAACTTTGTTAACATCGTTGCACCTTATCTCCGCGACATCCAAGCAAAGAGAGGTCTATATGACTTCCTAGTTGTTTGTGATGAAACAAATAACACACCAGATGTTATTGATAATAATGAGTTTAGAGCGGACATTTATCTGAAGCCCGCCAAGTCTATTAACTTCGTAACACTCACCTTTGTTGCCACCAGAACTGGTGTCAGCTTTGATGAGGTTGTAGGACGAGTTTGATCTTTATATTAAAAACCTTAAGGAGGATCTAAAAAAATGGCAAACTTAAGAACCATCTCTCAATTTAAAACCAGACTTGCAGGTGGTGGAGCACGTCCTAATCTCTTTGAAGTACACATTCCATCTTTCCCTGTAGCAGCAAACTCTGCTGGTGCAAACTGGACTGGTGAAGTACAAGAGGACTTCAGATTCCTTTGCAAAGCTGCAGCACTCCCTGCATCTAACAATGGTGTAGTTGACGTTCCTTTCAGAGGTCGCATTCTGAAAGTTGCAGGTGATCGCACATTTGATACTTGGACTGTAACCATCATCAACGATGAGGACTTCCTCATCAGAACACAGTTTGAGTATTGGATGAATGCTATCAACAAACTGACCAACAACTCTGGTGCTACAAATCCAGCATCTTACATGGTAGATGCTCATGTGTCACAACTTGGTAGAGGTCAGACTAAGGAAGCAACTCAGAACAACCCAACAACTGCAAACCAGACTGCTATCAGAACCTATACCTTCAAAGATATTTTCCCAACAAATATCTCTCAGATCGATCTTTCATATGATACTGGTGATACGATTGAAGAGTTTACAGTTGAGTTCCAAGTTAACTACTTCACTGTTGGTGGAAATATGGAAGCAACTAGTGGTTCTGACACCGTTGCTGGTGATCAGGCAAACGTAGTTGTCTCATAATAGTCAAAATTAAGGTAACTAAATAGTAAAAAGGTACATTTAAACTTATAATGGCAAAACTATTTGGTTTCTCTATTGAAGATAACGAACCAATATCACCCACTACACTTTCCCCCGTTCCTCCTAACAATGAGGACGGGGTTGACCATTATTTAAGTAGTGGGTTTTTTGGTTCGTATGTAGATATTGAAGGGGTATATAGAACCGAGTTTGATCTAATCAAACGTTATAGAGAAATGGCACTTCATCCAGAAGTTGATAGTGCCATTGAAGATATTGTAAATGAAGCAATCGTTTCCGATCAAAATGATTCTCCTGTTCAGATTGAACTATCAAATCTGAATGCAAGCGACGGAATCAAGAAAAAAATAAGACAAGAGTTTAAGCATATTCTAGATTTATTGGATTTTGACAAGAAGTGTCACGAGATTTATAGGAACTGGTACATTGATGGTAGACTTTATTATCATAAAGTTATTGATTTAAAGAATCCCCAAGAAGGTATTAAAGAACTGAGATACATCGACGCAATGAAAATGCGTTATGTACGTGAAAATACATCTAAAGGTGAAGACAAGCAACGTAGATTATCTGGTCTTTCTTCACAAAATCCATTAGAATATACCTTCCCAAAAATCGAAGAGTATTTCATATACACACCAAAAGCATCATATCCTATTGGTAACCCAACTGCAGTAAGTGCGGATAAAGGAATCAAGTTTTCAAAAGATTCTATTGCTTATTGCACTTCTGGTCTTGTAGATAGAACAAAGGGTACAACACTTTCATACTTACATAAAGCAATCAAAGCAGTCAATCAACTTAGAATGATTGAAGATAGTCTTGTTATTTACAGATTGTCTCGTGCTCCTGAGCGTAGAATTTTTTATATTGACGTTGGCAATCTACCAAAAGTAAAAGCAGAACAATATCTTCGTGATGTTATGATGCGTTATCGTAACAAGTTGGTTTATGATGCAAACACTGGAGAAATCCGTGATGATAAAAAATCCATGGCAATGCTTGAGGATTTTTGGCTTCCTCGCCGTGAAGGTGGTAGAGGAACTGAGATTTCTACTCTTCCTGGTGGACAAAACCTTGGAGAGATCACTGATATTGAATATTTTAAGAAAAAACTTTTCCGTGCTCTGAACGTTCCACCATCAAGAATGGATGGAGAGGGTGGATTTAATCTTGGTCGTTCATCTGAAATCTTAAGAGATGAACTCAAGTTCACTAAGTTTGTTGGACGTTTGAGAAAGAGATTTGCAAACATGTTCCATGACATGTTAAGAACTCAACTTTTGCTTAAAAATATTGTCACTCCAGAAGATTGGGAGATGATGAGTGAGCATATTCAATATGATTTCTTGTATGATAATCACTTCTCTGAACTCAAAGATGCTGAGTTACTTAACGAGAGACTTGGTTTAGTTGCTACAGCAGAACCATATGTTGGCAAATATTTCTCACAAGACTACTTGCGTCGTCATATTCTGCGTCAAACAGATGTAGAAATTCTTGAGCAAGATGCTTTGATTAAAAAAGAAATCGAATCTGGTGTTATCCCAGATCCATCAATCCCAGTTGATCCACAAACTGGTCAACCATTAGAGGAACCATTTGCTGGAGATCTTGGTACTCCTATCAATGAACCAGATCTTGAGTCTCAATCAAAAGTTGCTCAAGCACCTGAACTTCCTAAGGGTGGAGAAATCTAATAAATAAGAGGTGTTATGATTTATGACAATGGATAACATTTTAGATATGCTGGTTGCAGATGAATCCCCAGTCCAGGTTAGTGACGAGATTAAAAACCTTCTTTTCACTAAAGCAGCAGAAAGAGTTGATGCTTTTAGACCTGAAGTTGCTAATGTAATGTTTGGCGATGAAGAAGAGACAGCAGAAGAAGAATACGAAGAAACCGAAGAATAAGTGCTAGTTATAAATAACTAATAAATGAATTTTTATCTATAATGGCACATAAACCTGTAGGAATTTCTACAACACTTAGTATTAGCACATCTTCTGCTAAGACTGGTGCTATAGAAAAACAATCTGACACCATTAGAGTAGTTGTTGCTTCTGCTACTTCTGCACATGTCGCTATCGGAACAGAACCAACCGCAACTGCAAATGATTATTTCATCCCTGCTGGCGGAACAGCAACTATTAGTATTGGTGCTCCTAGGTCTCAAAGAGTTGTTGGAATCATCACTGGAACCACAACTACGTTGGACTTTCCTGAAGGAACTGGTTCACCATTTGAAGTTGGCGACTTCGTTAGCTTGACAGTTGCTGGTCAATCTGGATGGAACTTTTCTCATAAGAGAGTTAAGTCTGTAGATACCTCAGCAAGTTATGATGGTTATTTCAGTACTAGAATCGTAGTTGAAAATGATTCTTCAACTGGTGCTCCCGCAACTTTTAATGGATATGCAGATTTGAGAGAATCTTTAAAAGTTGCAGCGTTAGCAACATCAGCAACTGGAACAGTATACATTCAACAAGTACAAATTTCAGGAAACGCCTAAAATGAAACTTATCAGAGAAGAAATCGAGTCAGTAGAGTTTATCGTCGAAAACAAAGACGGTAAAAAATCACTTTACATCGAAGGTGTTTTCCTTCAAGGAGACATTAAAAACCGTAATGGTAGAATGTATCCAATGGAAACTCTTCGCCGTGAAGTTGCCAGATACAACGAATCAAACGTAGTTGCTGGCAGAGCACTTGGAGAACTTGGTCATCCTGATGGACCCACAGTTAATCTTGATAGAGTTTCGCATAAGATTGTTTCTCTGAG